CTTCATTCCTACTTTTGGCATTAGATTGCTCCTATTTCTTTTAGTACTGCTGCTGTGTTTGTGTTTATATCTTTTGCCTTAGGCATTGTGTCTGCGTCATACGCTTTACCCAATGTTTCAGACGCCTGATAAGCCTGCTCAACATGAGCATGTGTAGTTCCTGCTGGCTGTATGCCAGACTCTCTAGCCTTGCGATAGGAGGCTAACTCGGCGTTCCATTTCTTATCTGGCACATCTCTTGCTGCATCACCTGCATTTAACTGCAAGCCTTTGACCTTACACCCGAAGCAATCTTCGTCACATTCTGTATGGTCAATATCTATATCTTCTTCTGCCAGAAACGGTTTGTCCGATGTCTCGTCGCAGAGCACGCAGCCCCACAGTGTCGCCACGAAATCGTGAGTCTCACTGAAACCCCATTCTAAAACCTTACTGATATGACTGTGCATTTTGTCCCCTACTGTACTGTGAAGTTTGCTTCTGTTACTCCTACATTGGCAGCAATCAACTCTGCTTTTGCTGCATCATCTACCGTGTGCTCATAGCCACCACGATAAACAACGTCATAGTCGTTAAGGTCTTCATCTACTGCATAACGTATCTGTGAGTAGGTAGACCCAGACTTGACGATAGTTATACCTTTGCGCAATTTGGCAAAGTAAAACAAGCGATGTCCACCAGATGGACCTTCAAGCACATAGGGTGTCTTGAATGTATAGTTTGCCATAGTTCTCCTTAATGAACTTACTGATGAGGCTAGGTTTCCCTAGCCCCACCCGTCAATCAACTAAGCGATTGATGAACCTGACTCGATACGGTACAAGGCTTCTTCGCGGTAACGCTTGAATCCTAGAACTCCGTACCAGCCCATTGGACGATGACGCATCAAGCGGTCAACGACTGGTCCGATAACTACATGTGGTTCTTCGGCAACGGCTTCTGCCATTGCTTGCTGTCCTGCGAGGATTGTGCGGTACACCTTTGCAGAACCTGAACCGTCTGTTGCATTGTAAAGACGTGGAGACTCTACGAAGTATGCACCTTCGTATGTTCCGATTTCTCCCGCCCAGATGCGGTCTTGTGCAGAACCGTACTGGTTTGGAAGAAGCCATCCTGCTGAACCTGTCTCAGCGCGAAGGTCGTGTGAAACTTCTGGGTGGATACCAGCCCAGTAGAGTGAACCCTTGCGTGCTGTAGACTTGTTAGCGCGGAGTTTTGCAACAGCCTTACGGATGTTTGCAGATGAGAGTGTTGCAGCAGCAGTAACTGTTGCTGTTGATGTTGCAGTTGAACCTGAGTAGATGACGTTTGAGCCACCACGAAGTTCTGTCATTGCGACAGCGTCGATTGAATCTGCAAGGTTGAATGCAATGATGTTAGCAATCGCTGGGTCTACATCAGCAAGGCTGAAGAGTTCCAACGCACGTGTTACAAGAACAGAGTTACCATACTCAGCAAGAGTAATGGTCACAGATGTTGGTGTAGACATTGCTACTGCATCTGGGTCTGTTGTTTCTGTAAGTGGTGTTGTTGCTGCTGAGAGGTCAACGTAGCGCTGTAGAACTACAGTTGAACCTGGGATTGATTGATTTGTTGGGCGCTTGTCAGCAACTGAACGAATGAGTGGCTCTGAACGGAGTGCGAACTCCAAGAGACGGTCATAAGCCTTTTGTACTAGACCAGCACCACCAGCGGTTCCTCCGAGATTATCAGAGGCTGTTGATACATATGCCATTTAGGTTATTTCCTTTTAGTAGTTAGAAACTATGATTATGATTGTGAGCGAAGTATAGAAAGAATCTCATCTGCAGAGTCTGCTGCATTAAGTCTCTGTTCTAGGTTCTCTGCTCGGTCAGGTGTGCGTGCACCTTGAGTAAGCACATCTTGCTGGCGTAATGCTGCACGGTCTGTGTCATCTACTCTTGATACTTCTTCAGCCTGCGTCAATCCAAACAAGTCTCCGTTATCTTCAAGCCAGGTATTAACTGACTCTTCGGTAACATCGTCTAAGTCTTTTAGGATTAAGCGTTGTGCCTTAGGATTTACACCCTTCTTATCTAGGACTTCTTTGACGGTACGTTCACGCTGCATCTTGGATAAACCCTCAAGTTGCTCAGTGAGTTCTTTGATACGCTTCTCATCATTACGCTTGGCTTTCCGCAACTTCTTTAGTAAGTCACTTCCATCCATCTGTACTTCTGTTTCTGTATCTAGGTCGTCTTCGTCTTCATCCCAGTAGTTGTTGCTCATAGCAACCACCCTTCTCTATTAGTTAGTTCGCAGGCCTCAGTTTCCACTTGGGGAAGTGGGCTGGCTCCTACTATCGGTCTTTTACGCTACACAGGGCCGATGGGTCCATGCAGGATTTTATATTTGTCCTCTAGTTTGGCTAGCAAGACTTGCTTTATTTGTACCAGATGCACCGCTAAACTGTGCTACTTCTCTGGCTGTAAGCGCTTGGCGCTTGCGTTGTGCTGATGCAAGACTATTAAATGTTTCCTGCTCTGCTTCGGCTTGGCCATAAGTATCCATGGTTGTTCCATAGATTTCTGAAAGTTTACCAGCAGTTGGCAGTATGTCAGCGATAGTAGCATAACCCTTTTGCGCTTCTGCTTGTGTAACTCCTTGGGCTGCAAGTTGTTCTGCAACACTTACGCCAGCAGTAATTCCCTGACGTGCTGCGGCTACACCGATTTCAGCGGCTGCCACCTGACGTTCAATCTTCTGGAAGTTCTGCTCTGGGTCGAGAGCGTAGGCTACCAGGTCTGTTTGACCTATGCCATAGAAGTCACGTAGTTGTTTAGATATTGCAGGGTCAGCATTTTGTACACGCTGTACTGCTGTAACAACACGGTTAGAGAACTCAGTTGGAGATACGTCGTTGCCAATAAACTGCTGCACATATGCATCTGTATCAAATTGTTTCAATCCGTAGGCGCGGAGTACCTGACGGTATCCATCTTCTACGTTAAGATACTCTGCTGGGGTTAGCACAGATAATCCCTTTTTAATTCTAGTATCATTAGCCTTGAAACGTTCTTTGTAAGTATCTGTACCTTGCAACTCTAAAGTAATGGTTGCTTCTGTAGCACCTTCTGTAGCAAGTTTCTTGATTGTTGGAATCAAACCTTCAAGTTTATATCTTGAAAATCTATCTGTTAAGGTTGCAATGATATCTTGTTTTTTTGAATCTAAAACTGGAGTATTTGATGACGGGATTACTGGCGGTAGCGACTTAAGTCTTTCTATTTCAGCACGAGCAGCAGCAGCGTCTTTTTCTGCTTTTGCCTGAGCCGCTAGGGCTGCCTCTTTAGCAGCATTGGCAGCATCGATTTGCGCTTTTGTTCTTGCAACAGCAGCCGCTGCTTCAGCATCTGCCGCAGCCTTGTCTGCTACAGCCTTATCTGCTGCAGCCTTGGCTAGGGCATCGGCACGCTCTGCTGCCAAATCAGGACCTGATACACCTGCAACGACCCCAGCACCTAGACCACCAAGTGGTCCGACAACTGTCTGGAGGTTATCAACGGGTGCAACGGTTGTTGCTGGTTGACCACCATTAACTCCAGCAACGACCCCAGCACCTAGACCACCAAGTGGACCTGCAATTGTTGCTGCACGTGGGGCTGCAACGGCATCTTGTACTTTTGCAAGATTAGCCTCTGCTTTTTTAAGAGCGTCTTGAAGTTTTTTTAGTTGCGCTTTGCTTGCCATTAGGCCATGCCCCAATCGTTAAGTACTTTATATGCTAGGGAGTTATATGTATTAACTCCATCGGGACTCATCTCCCATTCGGGAGTACTGCGTAGTTCTTTTTCAAATTGATAGATAGGAACAATCATCGGCTGGCCAGTCTTAGGGTCTACCTTCTGTAGCGCTTGACGAATTCTAGGATTGTCGTATGACACAGTGTCAACATCTACTCCCATAAGTTTGGCGTATGATGCCTTGTAAGAACCAGCAAGAGAATCTAGAGTTGTGCCGTTTTTAATTTGGTTTGAATAGGCAGGAAATGTACTGGCAGATAGTTCACGAATTTCAGATTTAATATCTTCTTCTGTGGTATCTCCAGAAAATAACTTCTGCCCCTTATCAGTCCAGTAATTACTTGTGTATAGGTTCTGCACACCAAATGATTCGGCGTAAGATTTAAGACTTGAGACAGTGCCACCAGTACTACCACCAAGTTTAGCAATACCACCAGCCTTGATGACTAACTGGTCAATTGCATCTGAGCCAATGCCACTTAAGTAGCCAGCCTTTACTTGTGCCTCTACCGTATCATTCCACTGAACGCCAGAAGCGATGAGACGCTTCTTGGTTGTTAACTTAAAATCTTCATATAACTTTGCTGCAGCCTCTGGTTGGTTCTTTGCTGCAATTTGTCGCTGTCTTGCAATTTCGTTATTGTTTCTGAAGAAATCACTAGCGAGCAGGGCTTGGCGTGAGCCAGCATAGTCCTTCTTAAGATAAAGATTCCAGGCTTCAGCAATCTTAGGGTCCACATCCTTGATGGCAAGGATAAGATTAAGTGATTCCTGAATATCAATCGGTGTTAATGTATCTTCAGCCATTATTAAATACCACCTGACATAATCTTATTGAAGTCAGAAACAAATGAGAATGCTTCTTGTCGTTGTGCTCTGTCTGGGTCGGCTTCTACAGCGGACTTTGCGAGTCCGGCCTGTATGTCCTCTTCAGTCAAACCTGGGGTTGTTGTGCGAACATTCTCGTATTGCTTTGTTGCTTTATTATATTTCTTCTCAACCTTAGTTACAGTACCAATGTTCTTCTTTTCGTACTTAGCAAACTCTTCAGATAGTTCAGCATCAGATGGTTCGTAACCTAGTTTATCAGAGATAATACTTTTTGCTATTGCGTCAAAGCGTCCTCTGTCTAGTTTGTTTACGTCACGCAAAGGAAGGTTTTCTTTGGCGCCTTCATCACTGCCAACATACTGGGCAAGCAACTGATTATTTAAATCGTTAAATGAAGTTGCATTGGTATAGATTTCTGGGAAATATGCTTGCATGTTGGCTTGTAAATACTTTTCTGTCTCAGCAGCATAACCCAATTTCTTCATAGTTCTTGCTAAAACTGTTTTTTGTGCTTTAGAAAATGTAGCGTATAAGTCATAACCTAAAGTTACATTGGACAACACAGGGGATACATTAAGTCCAGTGCGACTTTGAAGTTGGCTAGAGATTCTTTGGCCTAATGAATTTAGCGTAACTGAAGAATTAGTGCCACCCGTATCCTGAGGTTGGGTCCACCGTACTGCTGGCCAAATGGGCGTCGTAGTCATTTATTCTCCCGACTCGTTATAAACAAAATCAAATTTGTCATTTTCAAAATATCTCATGTACAGTTTATCAAAATTAATATCCATCGCACGAAGTTTATTAACAGTTGAAGCAACTTCTTCTCTTAAGTAAATAGCCTTAGATGAATCAATGGTTGTTTTCATGGCATCTAATCTAGCCTTAACATCATAACGGTATGACATATAGTTCGCTAGCGCATGATACTTAGGCTGCTTCTGCAAATCTGACCATAGTTTGTCATCATTCAAAGCAATTGTTATAGCCTTAATTGTATCGGCCTGACGGCTTCCAGCACCACCGAATGATTGAGCGATGTACTCTTGATACCATTGGTTATTGTTGACCTTAGATTGCTCTACAAAAGCGTCCTTAAAGTCTTTAAGCATTTGTGCTCCGAAGCCTTTAGTGATATCAATTGGCTTATCCTCATTAGAGAACTCTGCACGTACTATCTCCTCTAGGGCAAACCAGTCTTTCCATCCCTTGTTAACTATGGATGACTGGAAAGAACCGAATGCATCCTGAACATCGCGGTATGTTTTTCCGCCTCCGCCAGGTATCTTTGTGTTCTGCAGATAAGCAGATGCTCCAGCAGAAAAGGCATAGTTGTCATCATTAAATATAGCACCAAGAACGCTAAGGTTATCAGTTCCAATGCTTGCCACAATCTTCTGCACGGTTCCCTTGTTACGTCTCACCAACTCTGCAGCG